TACGGAGTGTTTGACCTGGTGCGCGACTTCTACCCGCGTGCGACTTCGATCCACTACAGCCTCGAAACCAAAAACACCCTGGTGCTCAAGGCGCAGGACACGATACAGGGCAGCCGGATCGAGTGGGATGCCGGCTGGAACGACATCGCTCAGGCCTTCCTGACGATCAAGCGTGGCACCACTGGCGGTGGCCAGGTCACCTACAGCGCGTCGCGCACCGACGCCTCCGGTCATGCCGATATCGCCTGGGCAATCATGCACGCCCTGGCCCACGAACCACTCAACACCAACAAACAGCGGCGCAGCCGCTACACACTCAGCGGACCAAGCACCCATGGGCAAACCAGTAAAAAACCAGCCACAAAAACCAGCACCAGGTCCGATGCGGGCATTTTCATTCGGTGCGCCGGAACAGGTGCTGACCGAGAACATCGGGCATTACCTGGGCGTGTTCGCCAGCCACGACGGCAAGACCTACACGCCGCCGGTGTCCCGCCAAGGCCTGGCCAAGCTGCTGCGCGCCAACGCTCATCACGGCGCCATTCCCGGGTTCAAACGCAACCTGCTGCTGCGTGAGTTCATTCCGTCGGAGGGCTGCTCGGTCCAGACCATGCGCTGCGCCGGGCTGGATTTTATGGTGTTCGGCGAGGCGTATTTCCTGCGCAACCGCAACGCCTTCGGCCAGGTACTGCAGATGGATCATCTGCCGACGATCAACATGCGGGTCAGGGTTGGTGGCGGGTTTGTGATGCTGCTGCCGGACGGAAAGCAGGTGGAGTTCGAAGAGGATGAAGTCGAACACGTCATGGAGTACGACGTGGAACAGAACATCTACGGCGTGCCCGACTACCTGGGCGGCCTGCAGGCGCTGCTGCTCAACGAGGCCGCCACGCTCTTCCGCCGCCGCTACTACAGCAACGGCGCACACGCCGGTTACATCTTCTACACCAACGACCCGAACCTGACTGAGGAGGACGAAGAGTCCCTGCGTGACCAGATCAGCGCGAGCAAGGGCGTGGGCAACTTCCGATCGATGTTCGTGAACATCCCGGGCGGCGCCGAAAAGGCGATCCAGATCATCCCCGTGGGGGATTTCCAAGCCAAGGACGAACTGGAGAAGGTCAAGAACATCACGCGCAACGACGTCATCGCCGCCTGGCGTATGAACCCCGCTCTGGCCGGCATCATCCCGGAAAACAGCGCTGGCTTTGGCGATATCGAAAAGATCGATCGCGTGTACACCAGCAACGAGATTCGGCCGATCTGCCAGCTGTTCAATCAGCTGAATGACACGCTACGAGAAGACAGGCGATTCACCTGGAAGAAACAAGACGAAGCAGTTGATTCCACTACATCTAGTGCATAGCTAAGAGATTGACACTATTTATTGTGGCAAAATAGTGGCGATTGGCTGCCCTGGGGAGGGACACAATGCGAGTTATCTGCAAGTGCGGACACAAAGGCCGGATCGGTAAACGGGATCAACTGTCGACAGATTTCGTGAAGCTCTACTGCCAATGCCTAGACACGACCTGTGGGCATACCTGGGTGGCACATCTGACGTACTCACACACGCTCAGCCCGTCCGCGCAGACGTTCGACCGGTTGTTGTTTGACCGTTTGAGGGACATGCCTAGGGCAAAACAGCGGGAGCTGTTTGAGCAGCTTGGGTCACAGGCATTGGCATAAGGCGCAAACCGCCGACTCGGGGATTGTCGGCGATCGGTTACATGGAATGGATTATTAGTTGCTGGCCGGTTCTTCCGGATGAGTAGCTAAGACTTCGGACATCCGGCGGAGATGAACTTGTTCCTGTTCACTCAGCAGGCGGTACAACCGAATGAGCCGACGCTCAATTTTGGTAAGGCTAAGCCATTCAAACTCGATGGTTCCGACACTGCCAAGTTCGTTTTTCGTGCGATCCAACATGCTTACTACTCCATAAAGTGCATTGCTGAATCGACGTTGACGGGGCTGGATCTGGCTTTAGTACAAGGGGGTGACGAATGCCGCACATGCTTTGTTACAAGTTAATTCAGTTGTCGAGCGGCATCGTCGGCCATGGCTTTCAGGAAGCGGCGAATCGCTTCCTGGTCGCCTGGAGTAATGCTTCGGTACTGCTTAACAAGAGTGTCTTCTACGTCACTGAGAGCATGTTCAGACAATGTTGTCCGCACACCATTCAGAATGTACGGGACGTCAAAACCGAACTGAATCGCAACTTTGCTCAAGTACGACGCCGTCGCGTCACTAGCTCCGGACTCGTAGTTAGCTTGAGTTCGCTTGGCTATTCCCAATGCTTCCGCAAGCTCGTTCTGAGTCTTCGCGCATCGCTTCCGTTCTTCCTGCAGTCGGGAGCCTATCTCTTCGGAAAGGTGCAAAATAATTCATCTCTGATATTTACAAATGCATCGAAGTGCATCATTGTGCATTCCACACCACATGAAACTGCACGGAATTGCACTATGCCCAACACATGCATCACTGAGCAAGCCCGCAAGCAAGCGCGTGAAGCCTTAGAGAAACGCGGTCAGTCCGCGAAAGACTTTGCAAAATTGCACGACCTGAACCCCAGCACCGTATACGCGGTGCTGAGTGGACAGAGCCATTGTCGCCGTGGGGAGGCACATCGCGCCGCCGTACTTCTTGGCATCAAAGACGGCGTGATCGAACAGTAATAGCACTGAGCCACAGGGAGTAGCAGAAGATGAAGAACACCGTTCTAAAGACTCGGCGCCAGGTAGTCAGTGCAATTATTTGCACCTATCCAGGCGGACGCGAATGTGCAGCGGCCCGCATCGGTCTGTCACTCAAGAAGTTCGATAACCACGCTTACGAGAATAACAACAGCCGTCCTTTGACCGACGCGCAGATCTATCAGCTCGAGCTCGAAGCGGGGACGACGTTTTTGCCGGAATACATTGCAGCCATGTACAGCGGCATGTTCGTCCCTGTAGCTGAGCCCGATTCGCTGGACAACGTCGAGATGTACGCCCGCTGCGTCCAGGCCGCCGCCAAGAAGGGCACCGTCGACCACCTCATTGCCGAGGCACTGAAAGACGGGATCATCAACGAATCTGAGGCTGAAGCGATCCTTCATGCGGACACTTTGCACCTGGCAGCCAGGCACGCCGAGGTTCTCGCGGTCATCCAACTGCACGCGTCGAAAGCGGGGAAATCCAAATGACTCAGTTGCCAGCAGCACAGGAATATCAGGACGTGCTCAAAGCAGCAGCGCTTGTGTTTTTGGAGCGTCACCACTGCGAACACCTGGGCGACGATCAACAGTTGTTCGACCGCGCCGTGCAGCACCTGGTCAGCGACTATGACGTGCTCACACAGACCGCTGAAAAACTGGTGCATTTGGCCTGCAGCGAAATGACCGCCGTCCGCGATCGGCAGCGCCTGGACATCGTCAGCAGCACATCGACGCATACCGTCATCATCGACCCGGCCACCGGCAAAGCTTGGGCCGTCCCGGTCAGCCTGATCTATGAACGCATTCTCAACGCACCGGACAACGGTCGTTTCCGCATAGCCGCACCGTAATCCCCAAACAATAAACCGCCTGTCCCCCCCCGTGGGTTTGGGTGAGCTGCGCCCGAAATTGAGGTTTGACGATGGAAAACGCCATGAACATCAACGCAAAACTGACGCCCGATCAGGCGAAGGCGCTCTTGGCCAGCCTGCGCGAGCAATACCGTCTCAGCTTCAACGACCTCTGGTACGCAGACCAATACCGCTTGATTCCCGATGGTTTGCGCCACGGATCGATCCTTGCCAACAGCCCTGTGATGGCCGCTCAGAAGCATCTGATCGGCGCCCTCACCCTCAGCCTCAAAGCAGTGAAATAACCATGAGAGAAGATCTGCGTCACGACGTACTGCAGCGCCTTGAGTCCGACTACGGACTCAAACACCGCAGTGGGACCGACTACATGCGTGGCGGTACTTGCCCGAACTGCAATCAGAAAACTCTGTTCACGCGATTTTCCGCGCCTTGGATGGTGATCTGCGGTCGTCCTGAGAAGTGCAAACACACCATGCCGGTCAAGGAGATCTACAACGACCTGTTCGAAGACTGGAGCAAGCGCGCCCCTGTTACGAATGATCAGCCAAACGCAACAGCTCGGGCCTATCTGGAATTCGGCCGAGGCTTCCGCGTTGAAATGATCTCGGGCTGGTTTTCACAAGACAGCTACTTTTCCCCCGAAGTAAATGCCGGCAGTGCCACCGTGCGCTTCGCCTTGGAAAAAGGTGGCTACTGGGAACGATTGATTGATAAGCCGCATCGTTTCGGCAAGAAGAAAGCACGCTTCAAACCGGGTGAAAGCTACAAGGGCGTGTGGTGGTGTCCGCCGTGCGTCGACCTGCTCGAGGTCAAAGAGCTGTGGATCACCGAAGGGATCTTCGACGCCATTGCGCTCATCCACAACGACATTGCTGCAGTCGCCGCTATGTCATCCAACGCCTTCCCCGAAGCATCGCTGAAAAAGCTCGTTGAGTTACGCGGCAACAAACTGCCGACGCTGGTATGGGCTCCAGACAATGAGCCAGAGGCTTGTGAATATGCCCGGCGGTGGGTTCGCTTGGCCCGTGAGATGGGGTTTACCTGCCGAGCGGCATTGATCCCACAGCCTGGCCGCAAAGTTGACTGGAACGACCTACATCAGCGCTGGCAGTTCGAGGATGACGAACAGAAGCGCAATCACCGGCGCACTCGTGACTTTGATACGGCACGTCACCATGGCGACCTGTTGCTGGCTGAGTCTGCCCGTGAGAAGGCGCTCTTGATCTATAGCTGGGAAGAAGAGGGCTCAGAGTTCCACTTTGACTTCCACAACCGCTTGTACTGGGCGAAGTTCGACCTGCACAAACTCGACGAAGAGCAGCGCGAGCTGCTGAACAGTGACGATCACGAAGACCAACTGCTGACCGAAAAAGGAGCCAGGCGCAAAGCGCTGGAAACGGCCTGCTCGCTGAAGCTTTTGGCGAACTGCAATTTCGAGACTTTGTATAAGCAACTGAACGAATCCACCGGTGAGGCTTGGTATTACGTTCGCATTACTCCGCCAAACGACGCCCCCAGCGAGAAGATCACCTTTACCCTGAAACAGTTTGCGTCGAGCAGTGAGTTCAAGGCGCGGCTGCTGTACTCCAGCGCTACTTGGCTCGGCGCTCAAAAGCACCTGGATCAAATCTCGATGAAACAGATCGAGGGGATCAAGACGGTCGAAACCGTCGATTTCGTGGGCTATAGCAAAGAGCATGGCGCTTACATTTTCAGTGACCTCGCCTGTCACAACGGCACAGTTTACAAGGCCAATGCTGAGGACTATTTCGAGTTCGGTAAACGCCGCGTGAAGTGTCTGGTCAAGAACGTGAAAATCAACCCGAAGGCCAGCAACGACGGCTATCGCGATGACTGGCTGGCGAAGCTGTGGCTGTGCTTCGGCGAAAAAGGCTTGATCGCACTGACTTATTGGTTTGGGTCGCTGTTCTCAGAGCAGATACGGGCCCAGTACGAAAGCTTTCCTTTTCTTGAGGCTACCGGCGAACCGGATGCCGGCAAGACCACGTTGATCATGTTCCTGTGGAAACTCTTCGGTCGCCACTATGAGGGCTTCGACCCAACCAAGGGCACCGTGTCCGGTCGTAGCCGCTCGATGGGCCAGGTTGCCGGCATGCCGATCGTGTTAATCGAAGGCGATCGGAACAGCGACGCATCGAACACCAAATCCTTCGACTGGGACGAGCTGAAAGACTTCTTCGGCGGTGGCCTGCTGGGCACCCGTGGTGTGAAGAACAATACGAACGAAACCTATGAGCCGGAGTTTCGCGGAACGATCGTGATCAGCCAGAACGCCCCTGTAACCGGCCATGAAGCCATCATCAGTCGGATCGTCAAGCTTCACTTCCTCAAGCCCAAAATCACGCCCGAAAGCAGTACTGCGGCTGATGCGCTCAATCAAATGGAAATGGACGAAGTCAGCAACTTCCTTGTCCAGGCGATCAGTCATGAACCTCAGGTGATGGCCCGGTTTTCCGAAACCTATCCGAAGCACCGCGAACATCTGCGTTCGTTGCGCACACTCAGCTCGGCTCGGATCATCAAGAACCACAGCATGATGCTCGCTCTTGTCGATTGCCTTGCCCTGGTGTTGCCACTGTCCGAAACCATGATCACTGGTGCGCGCCAAGAACTCATCGAAATGGCCCACGAACGGCAGGCTGCGATCGTCACCGATCCGCCTGAAGTCGTCGAGTTCTGGCAGGTCTATGAGTACCTGGAATCGCTTACTGGCGAGCCCTTGGTGAACCACAGCAAGAAGCCCGACGTCATCGCGATCAACCTCAACGGCTTCGCCAAAGTCGCCGCAGAGCACCGCCAGAAACTCGCCGACATCGGCACCCTTCGCCATCTGTTACGCGAATGCCGCTCCCACAAGTTGATCGACATCAACCGCACGACATCCAGCGCGATTAACAGCATTCAACGCCGGCACAACTTGGTGAATCCCCCACCTGAGTCGGTGAGCTGCTGGCAGTTCAAGGCGTAATTTAAGTCGGTGTGATTCAATTTCAAACGAAAAGTATTGATTAATTGAGCAATTAGCAGGAGTAGTTTTAAGTGAGCAAGCTGGATCGCTTTATGCGTGAAAAGGACGTAATTGAAGCCACGTCCCTCTCTCATTCGACTATATGGCGGTCGATGAAGGATGGACGGTTCCCTCGGCCCGTGCTGATATCAGCCGGACGAGTTGGGTGGCGGGAGTCCGCCATTATCGCTTGGCAAAATAATCCTACAAAATGGAAACCGGCAGAGACGTCATAGGCGGTTCCTAAAGATGAAACAGTGAGAAATGGTAGATCTCCTCAAATCCTGTGCCCCAAAAACCGCTCAGGACCGCCGATAACAAAATATTTTACTCCTTGCTCCGTCGATATATCGCGAAGCATGAGGACGACAGATCCCATCAGACAACTGTCTGATGGGTTAAAAATCCTAGGCGTGTCTAGCTTCCGCCCCGTGCACTGAAATACCATGACACGAATTCCTAGGCCGACCATTGGCCTAGGAAATTAGGTCTTGGACACAGGGACGGTAAATGGAAAACCCAATAGTAATATGTCGTGAGAACATGAGCCTCCTCTATGACCTCGTAGAGAAAGTTCTGAGCCAGATTGGAACAAACCCGATTGCCAGAGGCGACCGGGAGAATATTTCTCGTTTCGAAACAAACTACAAGAATTTCAAAACCCGCATTTCAAAGATTCCGATTGATATTGAGTCTGCAATTACCAGCGCCAAAAACTCGGCTATTCATGCTCAAGTAGTCGGCGCAGGGATTAACAATAGAGAAATGTACAGCAATGAAGCAAAGTCTGTAGCCAAAGACCTCACGAATGTTGCGATTGAATTTATCAAAAAAATCGACGCGGGAGAGGAGTTTACCGGACCATACAGGATTCACCCGGCAAATATCGACCCATTTCTTGAAAACACAGGCAGCTCAATTTCAGACCATGAAAAACAAATAATCGAACTTCAAGCTAAGATTCGATCTGAAATAGAAACTTTCGAAAGAGACATAGCGAAAGGGGCAGATGAAATTGAACAACTTAAACAAAAAAGCACCACCAACTATAAAACATCGACCGATGAAATATTAGAATTACTACGGACAGTTGAACAGCTAAAATCCAATATATCCAGCCTTCATGAAAACATGGCGACGGAATCTAGCAAAGCCGCCAAAATTTCGGAAGACGCCGCTGAACATAGCAAGACAGTTCACTCCCAAATCGATGAGCTACTCGGACAGACCGCTTCCAAAGTCTTGCTAGTGGACTACGCGAACACAGCAGAAGCTGAAAAAAAATCTGCTAACATAATGAGGAACTCCTCATTAGCTTGCATGGCTCTGACTGGGTTAGTTCTTTGTTTCGCGCTGTATGAATCTCTGAATAGCCCGCTTGATTGGAAACAGTCAATACTTAAAGTATTCACAGCGATTGCGTTATCAGTGCCCGCTGCGTACCTAGCGAGAGAATCAGCGAAACACAGGAATCAGGAACACATCAACAGACGCATTTCACTAGACCTGAGAGCGATAACCCCATACATCGCGACCTTACCAAACGAAGAACAAAACAAAATAAAATCGGAAGTAGCATCAAAAATCTTCGGCATTCAGGAAAATGGAAATACACCCCCTGATAATTACCCTATCAACATTCAAGAACTGGCAAAATTAATAATTGAGAAAATCCCGACTTCGAAATAA